CCACACTCCTTTATTTGTTCGCACCTAAATACACACACAAAACCGAGAATCAAAACGCTCGAAGATCCTGACGTTGCGACTAAAAAGGTGCGTCCTGGAGATCGACTTCCTGTCGATCGCTGATGCCAATAGTGTCTGGAATCGGACCGAGCTTGTAGTCGATGATCCGCTCGAACTGCTCGCCTGCGACGCTTCGAACCGTGATCTCGATTGTCGTGGCCAATCCTCCACCCTCGATGATCTTTAAGGCTCGATCGACGGTATCGGGGACCGGATCGTCCGAGCGTTTGCGCCACCATGCGATCGCTTTCTGACGAGCGTAGCCTTCGTGCTCGAAGCACACCCATTCGGATTTGTAATCGTGCCAGCCGATCCGATAATCGACTCGGAGCGTGCGAGGCGCACTTTCATCGGCACCACGCTTGGAGTGCATCCCGTAGTAGGCGTCTTCGACCTGATACTTCGTCGTGGTCACTTGTCCGGAGAGGATCCCAGCCTCGCTTGCCTTGGGATCATGCTGCTTTCGATCCGGCGGTGGGAACACGTATCCGCACTGAGGACAAGATGAAAATCCAGTGGCGATCAGCGCACGGCACTCTGGACATTCCTTGGCTGGCGCTTTCCCGTCGCCACGATCGTTGGTCGTAATGCGGATGTCGTCTACGGGTCCGTGCCTAAGGACATTGCCTCCAAAGTCCAGCACCAAACAGCTCTCTTTGCTTGGATGCAAACGGAAACCTCTCCCGACCATCTGATAGAAGAGGCCAGGTGACATCGTCGGACGCACCAAGGCGACGCAATCGATATGGGGAGCATCGAATCCGGTCGTAAGCACATTGACGTTGCACAGGTACTTGAGCTTTCCAGTCTTGAATCTCGCAAGGGTTAAGTCTCGCTCAATCGACGGCGTCTCTCCACAAACAAATCCACACTCGACGCCGTGCTCGTCGGCAAGAACATCGACAATGTGCTTACCGTGCTGAATACTCGAAGCGAAGATCAAGCAGGCATTGCGATCGGTCGTGTACTGGATGATTTCCGAAACGGCCGATTGGACCAGCGAGTCCTTGTCCATGAGTGCTTCGACTTCATCGGTAATGAACTCACCACCACGGATATGGAGCTCTGAGGTGTCGACCTTCGCGCGGCCGGCCTTGCTGATCAGCGGACACAAGAATCCATCACGGATCAGTTCCCTGACTCCGACTTCGTAACAGATATGGTTCAAAATACCCTCGACCGTGCAGATCGATCCTGACTTGAGCCGATACGGTGTGGCGGTAAAACCGACGATTCGCACCTCGGGGTTGATGATCCGAGCGTCGGCGAGGAAATGCTGGTACATGCTCTCGGAGTCTGGGCTTATCAGATGGGCTTCATCGATCAAGATCAGATCAAAGCGATCCAGTTCACAGGCACGCTTGTAGACCGACTGGATGCTGGCGATGATCACGGGATGATCGGTATCACGCCGCTTTAGTCCCGCAGAATAGATTCCAAATCCGATCTCTGGACAAACCACACTCAGCTTCTCTGCGGTTTGTTCAAGGAGCTCTTTGACATGGGCCAAGATCAACACTCGACCGCCCCAGATTCCAACGGCATCTTTGCAGATGCTGGCCATGATCGGAGTCTTGCCACCAGCCGTCGGCACCACGGCGCAAGGGTTGTCTTGCCTGGACCGAAGGTGATCGTAGACAGCAGTCTTTACATCTTCTTGGTAAGGACGCAAAGTGATCATTAGCTGGTGACCTCTTGGATTTGAACGATGGTAAGTCCACCTTTGATGGGTTTCCGCTTCTCGATCGACAGCCTTACGATCTGACTGTCGTCCTGGTATGCGCCTCCGTGTTGCAGAGCATCAAGGAGGCTCTTGAGGCAGTTGTCGACATCCCTGCGCCTCCGATCAGGAGGATGGACGATCACATCGACAACCAAAGGACCAACCAATGTCGTTACACCTTGCGAGGCAAGAAGAGCGCAGACAGCCGCTCGAAATGCTCGTCCCCCACGTGAGATGAGCGTCCGTGCTCCAACGTGCCGCCAATAGTTATTCACGCTTGGCGGATAGGGGAGGTGGTACACGACCATTACGCTCTCTTCCAAGGAGCAGTAGCGTTATTTGCAGGGGCCGTCTGCACAGGGGGTGCGACTGGGGTCGGCACCTGGCGCTTCGCATATCCTTTGATCTCGTTTACCACATCACCGGTATCGATTCGCTTCTTGCATCGCACCTGGATCAGAAGCGGTAGGTTATGCAGCTCGGCCGAGTCCTTTGGATTGGTCACTCCGACAGCGCGACAGATTGCAGACAAATCCGCACGAGCGATTTGCACCGCAACCGCATTGGGGTTGTCAAGATTCAGCCTCGCCCAGACCAGTCGGTTCTGGTACTGGCCTTCGATGATCTGGAAGGTCAACTGAAGTAGGCTTCCAGTGCCGGACTTGGTGGGCTTCATTTCACTCTCGGTGATCACAGCGAGGTATTTGCCTGCTGGGATCGCCTCGAAGTCACCGGTGGGTTCCACACTGTTTGCATCAAAACCTGAAAGATCAGCCATTGCTTTGGGTTCCATGTGATTGGGTGATTGCTTGAACAAAAGCCGCCCACGAGAGCGGCAACTCATCGACGATTCCATAACGGTTTTTGGCGACGCAAGATGGGCCACCAACACATCGCAAGATGCGCTCTCCGCCACCCTTGCCGATGGCATGAGCGATGGTTCGTTTGCGATTAAAGCCAGCGTCCTCGCTTTGCGTGCGGATCTTTCGCGTTGCGAATAGAACGGCATCGCACCATTCGCTAACCAAGGCTGCAGAGTGCTTGTGCAACCTGGGGCTGTAGCGATCGTAAGGCGAGGACTCCGGGTCCTCGAAGCGTTCGACCTTGCTGTGGGCGATCAGCAAGACGACCATCCCTCGCTCGTTTCGAAGCGCATTTAGATGCTCGATGATCTCGCGCCACAGAGACAGCGCCAGGGTGTAACCCTTGCTGTAGCCTCCGGCGACTTGCTCGATCGATGTTGTGTTGTGCTCAGAGCACAGTCGGTCAAAGACCAATCGTTCAAGCCAATCCAGCGAGTCGATCACGACCGTTTCATACTCGTGCGACTCTTGCCTCAGCTCAGCGAGGGCCGACAGGACGTCGTCGTACTTGGTCGCTAGTGGAAACTTGTCCACATCGAGTTCATCCAAACCGTCCTCGCACTGGATAAACACAGGCTTTGGGGCCTGGGAAGCGAACGTCGACTTGCCAACCCCCTCGATCCCATAGCAAAGGATCCGAGGGGGTTTGGCTGATCGACCACGCTGAAGTTTCGAAAGCATGCTCACGCTGCCACCTCACACATCTGACATGCACTGGTTGGAATGTTTACGATTCGGAAGGAAGATTCACCGAGTTCTCGCAAGAGAAGACCAGCGAAGATTCGAGCAACAGCAACGGAGACTTCGGTGTCGCCGTTGATGTCGATAAAAGATTCAAAGCCATGGAGCTCGTAGCGGAACTCCATCGCCAAACGTGGTTGGCCGAAGAGACCTTCGGCAGCGAGCATGGCCAGATGCAAAGTCATCTCTGCATCTTCGATTGGCACATGCTCGCGAAGAGAAAATCGAAATACACCGTCGAACATAATCGCCTCCGTAGATGTTGCAGGATCGCTTATCCCGAAGGTTATTTATGCTGGCCGAGTCGGCAGGTGCGCGCTCTTGTTACCTCTGCGAGAGTCCCGAAGAAGCAAATTGCTGGCGGATCATTGCGATCGCTGCATCGTATTTTCGACGAGGCATCCCGAGTCGCTCTTGAGCCTGCGTGTGATTTAAAGTCATCAGCAGTCCACAGAGCGTTTGCAGCTCGGATGGAAGTTTGCGCAAGACCTCGCTGATCTCTGCTTTCAATTCGACCTGATCGCAAGAGTCCATCTCTTGGGTTTGGCCCAGACGTCGTCCGTCGTTGTCGCTCAGCGTGGCCCCAAGCAGAGCTGGCTTGCCTTCATGGTCAAGAACTTTTTTCTCAAGCGATTCGATCTTGAGATCATCCTCGCCGATTCGCTTTTTGCGTTTTCGTTCTCGGATGATCATCGCGACCTGTGAGTCAGCAACCCTCGCAATAAATGTTTTGAT